TCAGGCAGCTTGCCAAGATCAGGGACATGGCTCTGGAGAAGGGCAACTACACCGCAGCCGTTGCAGCCGAGAAGAGCCGAGGTCAGGTGGCTGGTCTCTACATCAGCCGCAGCGAAATCTTGGTGGGCAAGATCGACCAGATGAGCCGCGAGGAAGTGCTGGCCGAAATCGCCAAGCTTCAAACCCAGTTCCCGATTTTGATCGACCAAACGGCCCCGACCATCGACATGATCTCTGCTCGCAGGGATGCAGAAGAACTTCCCGTTCTGGTGAATGAAGAGATCGAGGCAGAGATCGAGCAATGAATACCGAGACAGCCCTCTGGAAACACCTCAAACAAAAGACCTCTTCAGAAGTCCACTGGACGCGCATCGAAGCCCGCGTGGGGGCGGGTATTCCCGACATCAACGGAGCCTACCAGTGGCCAACGTCGGGCCACCTGAGGGGCATTGAAATCTGGTGCGAACTTAAGGTCTGCAAGACTAAGTCTTATAAAACTGCGGGCCTATGGCGACCAGCCCAGATTGCATGGCAAACAGCGCGTTCATCACGCATCCGTAACGTCTGGAACTTGGTCAGCCATCCACAGGCAGAGGTCATCAAAATATACGGCGGACACCAAATTGGTGAATTGTGGGACGATTTTGATGGAAAAACCCAACCTGAGATGGTGCTCCGATACCACAATCCCTACGATTCTTGGTCCATGTTCCTCGAACTGGCGGCCGAGCGGGCTTTAGAGCCAATGGCCACGGACCGCGGGCCTTAGAGATCGCGGGCTTTAGAGATCGCGGGCTTTTGGTCCATGTTCCACGTGAAACGGGCAAAGAAAAACCCCCGATCCTTTCGGACCGAGGGTCGCGGGCCTGCGGATCGCGGGCTTTTGATCAAATCAGGTATGGCAGTAACCATCGGCCTCGATGGCCAGCCACATGCCCTGCCACCGGACCACGACGGCCCCGTCCATGCCGAACGTCGGCTGCACGGTGCGTCGGAAGGCGCGATAGGTCATGCCGAGCGGGCCTCGGTGATACACGCGGGCGAGCGCGGTCCTTTGAGATTTAGTCAGTCGTACCATGGGTTTAGCTCCTTTATCGGACCAGGCGTTGGTGATAGGCGTCGTGCATTGCGCGGACGGCGGAGTCCGCCACGCGGTGTCCATATTTGAGCGGGCCTTGGTAAATCAGGCCCAGCAAGCGGCCGCGCTCGTAATCCCATCGGGTGTTTGTTTGCCCGCGTTCCTGATAGGCGTCGTAATCCATGGCCACGCCAGAGCGGGCCTCGTTAAATCCCCGCACAAAGGCTGCGGAGCGTATAACGCCCCGCATGCCCGTGCTTTTTGTCCCGACTTGTTTTGTCATCATGCCACCTCTTTGAAACGGCGGAACGTGGGCCCGTGCGAATTGATCACAATCGGCGCGCGGGCTTTTGCAGAAAGGCCTCCGCAGGCGCGACAATCTTCGCAGCTAGTTTTCTGGCCAGCCTCCTTTGAAGCCGGACACGTCACTTCGCCCGCAAGGCGCGGCGCGGTCTCGGATTTAACGCGGAATGTTCGCCAGCCCAACGCGCGGGCCTCGGCGGCATCGGTCTCGGAATCTGCGCTTGCCATGCAGAGCAGGCGGAACGCAGAGAAGCGGGCCTGTTTCCATTGGTGCGAATAACCATTGACCGCGGCCGCTTTTAACGTCGCGGCGCGCCAAATCTGAAAAGGCGCGGCCGTCGGATCCCCGTACGTTCCAAGGCGGAAAGTAAGACCTGCAAAGAGATCGGGGATTAGTTTCGGATCATAGTCCACGTGCGGGCGGGCATAGCGGCCGCGCGTATAGGCCCCATAAACCGACGCTACAGAACGGCCGACTTGCACGTAACATGAGCCGAGATTCGCGGGCCTATGGACACAATCCCCGCACACGGCCGCGTCTTGCCCGCTTTTGAGTGCGCTAATCGGATCGACGTCGGACGCAATAATAAACGTCTGAATCATTGCCCCCGTCTTTGCATTGCTGCTTGCGGTCGTAATGCGATTAGCTATTACGACAATCGGGCGGCCGTCTAGCAGTGACGGGCCTTCGTAAAGTATTACGCCGGAGAATTTCGCACGGCGGAGATTGTTGCGCATGTCGCGCGCGGTCTGAATCATGTTCGGCCCTTTCATTGGCAAGTGAACAAATCAAACCTAGCACGGTCTGCAAGCTTAGACAAGATATATTTATATCTCGAGCGGGATTTATTGCGGGCCTTTGTTCGCGGCGCGCGGGCTTTTGATGCAATTAAATAGAAGCGCGGGCCTGCGGGCGCGGGCTTTTGATGTAATTAAAGCGGGTTCGCGGGCCTGCGGGCGCGGGCTTTTGATCTAATTAAAGAGGATAACAGGCAAATAAAAAACCCCTAGGCCGGAGCCTAGGGGCTGATTCGTAACGGGCCTAAGGGCCGAGGCGGGGTCATGTCATGCCCCCTAGTTTTCGTATTTTACTACACGCGTCCTGCCCTCAACACGCACCTTCGATCCGGTCGGATAGCACATGTTGAGAATTGATTCTGCCTCCCTTTCGGTCGGGTATGTGTAGGGCGCGCCGTTTGTCGGGCGGAGTGGAATCCATGTTTCGACAATGGCCCCAGACAGGTCCGCCGTTTTAGTTAGGACTTCGATTTTGTAGTGCATTGTCACGCCCCCTTGCAGAGTTCTTTCAACTCCGCCTTGACGCGGCGCGCGGTCTCGCCTCGCCACGTTCCTGCATTGGCAAGGAAATAAAGCACAATGCTCTTGCCGCTGTCGTAAATATAACCATCGCGGATGTCGGACAGTGTGGACATGGCCGACAGGTAGGGGACTGCGCCAAAATAAGGGTTAGTCCAATCCTTTCGGATCTCTGCTGCGATTTGAAAGAGTGGGCGGGTCATGCTCATGCCTCCTTTCTTTTATCTATGACGGGGAGCGCGCTTTCCATTGCGAGAATCCACACGCGGACGTCGGCCATCGCCTGCTCATATTGGCCGCGCTTGTATCGCTTGCCAGTGATCTTTGTCGCGAGCTCGAAAGCGCGGGTCGGGGTCGCCGCGCGCGTCAGTCGCATTCCCATCTTGCAGGCCTTAAGCGCGTGATAAACAGTGCGCGCATGCAGCAGGCGGGTCGAGTCTAGGCCAATGAAAGCGGTAACCCCGTCGCCATGTTGAATAACGTAGCTATCTAAGTCTTGCATTGTTGCGTTCCTTTCTAGTGAACATGATCAAGATATAAAGAAACCCCGCACTTGTCAAGCGCGGGGTTTTGTTTTTTTAGGCCGCGTCGCGCTTTCTAGCGGACACGCGCACCGCCTTGATTTCCGTCACGCGGGTGCAAACCCTGATCTGATCAGGGGTTAGCATTGCGCGCACCGCTTCGCTGTCAAGAGTCGCGCGTTCTGCCCACGTCACTGTTGCGCGGAATAACGAGCCGTCGATTTCCGCATAGCCCGACTCGATTAAGGCGGCCTTAAGCTTTGTCTCCTGCTTTGTCAGGTCCGCTATCTGCGCCTTGAGCGCGCCTAGTTCGTCAACGATTGCTGCGTAGTCCATTGTCTATCCTTTCTTGATAGGGGTCCGCTCCGGCCTTTCGACCGGAGCGGGGTCTAGGTTAGAGGGTTACGATAATATGCGCCTCGACCTCGCGGCCCGACAGGCGAGCCTCGATCTCGTCATCAAGGCGCATCTCAAGAATCGAATCGATTCGATCATCTATCAGGGTCTCAAGATCAGCGTCGTTTCTTGGAACGCCTGCGACAGTCAAATCTTCGAGCACGCTCTTGTGATGGTCTTGCGTGTTCTCAAGAAAGCGGAGCCGCTCTTGCAGAGACACGATTGTGTCTTGCGTCGCCTTGAGCTCCGTTTCAAGCGACACGATTGCGTCGACTAAAGCGGACAGGCCGACCACGGCCTTAGTGCATGCATCTGTTAACATGTTCGTTTTTCCTTTTTACGTGATTCGGTTTTTTGAACGGTCCGAATCGTGAACCGTGGTTACACGATAGCAAGCAGTGCAAAGATAGTCAATAGACAAATGATCACGAAAGCGTGATGATGCACCGCAGCATGGGCGGCCGCGGGTCCCTTGGGGTCCGCCCAGAATGAGGCGCGGCTTTCGGAAAACCTCGACCCCCCTAATCGGGGCGCGGTCTACGCGGGCGGGCGTAAAACCCGATTTTCCACGGACCACCAGCAACTGAAAAAAATCCGACCCCCCGAATTGTCAACTTTGCTCCAAGGGTCCCGGACCCCCCTAATTGTCAAAAAAGACCTTAGGATCCCCTACCCCCCACCTATATTTTGTTGTACCGTGGTCCACGATGAAACATCCGTCTTCCTGCAAGTACGACTACGGGACCCCCGAAACATGGCCAAAACCCCCGTTCTTGGTGAAGCTCTGCGCCGTGCGTACAAGTCTCCGAAGGCTTGTCCCATGGCTACGCAGGACATTCACATCAATCTGAAAAATCGTAACCATGCCATTAAGGAATATGGCTACGGCCCCTTGAACCCGAACGGGCCAAACGACAAGTTCTGGAAACGGCTCGCGGACATGTGGAACATCACCTCTGAAGAGGCGAAGACGTCGCGTTGCAAGAACTGCGCAGCCTTTGTTCAGACGAAGGAGATGCTGGCTTGCATTGAGAAGGGGATCAGTTTCAATCCTGATGAGCCGGAAGAGAACAACACGGCCGAGGCAGTCACTGCCAAGGTGGTGCAGGACAAGGCGAATCTTGGCTACTGCCAGTTGTTTCATTTCAAGTGCGCGGGCGACAGAACCTGTGACGCATGGCTCATGGGCGGCCCGATCAGGTAGTGTGTATTGATGGCCATTCAACCCAAGATGGATGAGGAAAGTCTTCGCAAGCTGGCCAAGCTCTATAGTCGTCTTGGTCAGTTGGAGCAGTCGAAGGCGGCGCGCGAAAACTTCATTCCCTTTGTTAACGCTGTCTGGCCCGGCTTCATTGCTGGTCGGCACCACAAGATTGTGGCCGAGAAGTTGGAGGCCGTGGCCAACGGAACATTGAAGCGACTGATCATCAACATGCCACCGAGGCATACGAAGTCGGAGTTCGCTTCTTATCTGTTTCCGGCGTGGTTCATTGGCCG